GTTAAAGTCTTTTTGGCTTGTTTTAATAAATCATCAACCATCTTATCTCTTTTCTTTGCAGCTTCTGGAGAAATACTTCCGTCTTTGTCGTGCTGCTTTTTAATTTGTTGTAACTTACGAACTGCATCTTTATTATCCATATAAATTGCCAATTCAACTGCCGCAGATGAATGGTCGTTGTTATCTGTCATTCTACTCACTTTCTTATTAAAAGCATCGGCTGGGTTATACATTTCCTTTAATGGAATAAGGTTTACTAATCTCATTATATTTTATTAATCTTTATTTAAGTATTTGAATTGTTTTTGCATATCTTTCCAATAGTTATCATCATCTGGATTTTTAGGTTTATCAAAAATGTTTATTTTATTTAATACTCCTTTTAATCCCTTTGCATCTTTATTTTTTGAATAATCTGCTTTTAATTTATCATATTCTTTCTTTCTATCTTTATAAAAGTCATCCATATCAGTTGTATATCCTTTAAGTCCACTTTTAGTTGCCAATGTCATAGCTGCTTTTCTAGCAGGATGTGTCATTGGATATCCAAAAGCTGTTTTTACAGATATTTCTTTTCCTGTTTCAGGATTTACTACTTTTAATGTTTCAAACTTATCTCTTAAATCTTTGTTCTTTTTTGCTAATGCAAGTCTTTTTGCTTTTTCGGCAGGTTTTTCTCTACGTTTAGGTGAACCAATAAACGGTACAAAAAACTCATTTTGCAATTCTTTACTCAATAAATTTTTTAACTTAAGCATGATAATGTTTAGATATAATTATATGATATAAATATAAAATTTTAACTTATAACCTCTAAATTGTTATAATTCTCACCTTCTTCAACTTTAACCGGGAAACCACCCTTCTCCATTATCTCTCTAATGTCGTTTAAGATATTTTCTCTTTCAATAGGATGTGTGTCGATAAGAAAGGCATCATAGGTATAAAGTATCATTTTTGACATTCTCCCCTCCAAATACTCCAATACCTCACCAATCTTCATATAATTAATTTCAGTCTCCAGGGATTGTAATAAATAGTTGAATACCTTTTGTTCGTTTGCACTCTCAATTCTACTAAAAGGAATTTCTCTTTTATATAAGAGTGTCGTCAATTTTCCCGAAATGACGAACCTTTGGTATAATCCCTTAATATATTCATCTACTTTTTGAAAGAACGGAATTTGTCGAGCATTGTCGTCTAATCCCCCATACAAATATGTAAAGGTTATTTTCTTTGCCGTCTCTATATCACACCCATAAAGGTTTGCAAGGTGTTGGTGAGCCGTAATACCTTCCGGAAACTCATACCCAACCATTTTTGCAATCAAACGAATGTGATAAGACTCATAGTCAAATTGAATTAAGGTTCCGTGTGGATGACGACTAATAAACATTTCTCTTGTTCCATCGGATTTGTTTAAAGCAGAGTAGTTCACGTTAAGATGTCTATTGGATGGTCTACCCGTTGTTGTATATGGATTGTATTGTGTGTAGACGATATCATTTTTACGGAGATATTGCTCGTTAAAGTTAAAACTATCAATAAATTTTTCTCTAACGACTTTTACCCCAGCCCCTTCCAACCTTCCTAATGTGTTGATTGCTGATGAGTATTTTGTATACCAATCTCCTCTTGTACTGATGTTTGGGATAGTCTTTAGAACTTCATACCACTTCATTAAAGGTACACAATCATTCAACTCTTTAAAGTCGTTTCTATACCCTCTATAAACCGATTCTACGACCTCACTAAAGATAAATGGTTTCCCATTCTCTTCAAAGTATACCCACTCATAATCCAGTCCTATGGTCTTTAAATACCTATTGTCTAAAACTAATGTATTGATATGAACTATTTTAGATATGTCAAATTTTTCTAACTTCTTTGCATCTATATGATTGAAATTAATTATTCCATCACTTCCATCACTTTGTCTAAAATATATAAAAGACAAACGACTTCCCAACGGGTGTGCTCTATGAGAACTCCATACAGGAATTATAAGGTCAATATTTACATTTCCACCCAAAAAAGAAAGTAGGGTAGACTTATCTTCAATTAGATTAATCATACCCTACTAATATACTAAAAATATTTTGATTTACAAAATTTATTCTCCCCAATGTTTTTGACGGAGTTCGTACATATCAATTGGTTCTCTTTTCATTTGATTGCCTGGTTTGAAATATGCACCTTTCTTTAAATAACCACCTAAGAAATTTCTTCTCATTCTTGTGGTATCTTTGTTGGGGTCAGAACCATGTACTACATGTGAGTGTAATAATGCAACTTGTCCTTTTTTCAAATGACCTTCAACCTTACGGAAATCATGTCCTTCTGGCATTACACAACTAATTCCTCTCTCACTTCTCCAATTTGGAGTATTTGTTGCTTTTCTTTCTTCATTATCTTCCATTGGTAAAACAGGTAATCTATGTGAACCTTCATAGTTCCACACCGAACCATTTTCAGGGTCGTGATTATCTAATGCCAATGCTGTGTTAATAATTTCATTATGTCCACATCCTGTATAAAATGCGTTTTGGTGTTGGTCTCTGCCTAATTCACCTTTTGGTTTAAAATATGCCCAAGTTTGCATTCCAACCACTTCTCCTTCCATTAAAAATTCCATTGCTTCAATCATTTTAGGATGTGCAAATAATTTTTCTAATTTATCAGATAATTTATGTGGATACATGAATGGTTCATACTCTTGCCATTTTTCGGGTTCAGATACATTTCTTTCTAATCTTAATCGGTCTAATTCTGCATTAATTTCATCTACTTCCGATTCGGTAAGTAATTCTAAGATTGTCCAACCTCTGTATCTCCAATCAAATGACATTTGTTGGATTTCTTCCGTTGTAAGGTGTTTGTATTTGTTCATAACTTTAATTGTTTATATTTTTAAATATACTAAAAATAATTTATAATACCAAATTATTATTTATGAAATTGCAATAGATTGGGTAGATATAAACCTATATTTTTAATTTTATTAGAAGTTATTGAAATGGATGCAGCATTTGAAGATATAACACCAATATCGGTTATCATTCCATTCATAGAATATACCGGATTAATTGGTCCAGATATTCTCCATGTCATTTTTTCTAAAATCCAATATGGGTTTTCTATTAAATTAAAGTATTCATCCGAATCTATTTCAAATACAAATCCACTTTTTTCATTTACTTTTTGTGTAAAATATCTATCTATGAATCCATTTTCATAGTCAATATTAGTCGGAGTTGGAACAATAGTTTTTGGAAAATCCAATGAATATAATTGTTTACCTTGTATTAAATCTGTATACATTTTATTCTGTTTTTAATAAATATCCGGCTTCAATTGTTGTTTTCCAACCAGATTGGTCAATACCTTGTTTTACATTTAGTATTTGAAAATACCCATTCCTATTATAAATTTCTGGTATACCATCGATTTGAAAATATTCACCACAACTAAAACCGGCTAATCCATCTATTTCCAATGTTATATCTAAATATGTCAATGCGGTAGAATTGGCAGGTGTTTTTGGTACCATATATAATTGAACCAATCCACTATCTTTATATATTAAATTTTGTGGAGTTTTTCCATTATTTCTAAATTTTACATATTTGGATTGTATGGATTCGTTTAGTCGTTTTTTCTCTTCCCCTTCAGCGTTTGCTTTATCTTGTTCTTGTTTTTTCTTTTCGGCTTCGGTTTGGTTTTTGTTTTTATTTTCTTCTTTTTTTAGTGCACCCTTTACTATGGTCACTTCCATATCATTTACCGAAAAATACCCATCTGCATTTTTTGCATATGATAAGTCAGCTGAAACAAAATTGTCTATTTCTTTTGATGCATCGGTATTTGTTCCTTTATTTGCTTTTGTAATTGCAAGTTGAGTTGAGTATAATGCCTGTGCTTGCATCAATGTACTCATTTCCATATTAAAATTAAAATTTTTAACTATGGATTCTTTTGCACCTATTTTAAATCTATGTATAGTTGGTTTTTGGGATGTTGATTCGTTTTTTGGTAGTGGTTGAGAAATTTTTCTATCTACAATTTCCAAAGATGTTTGATTTGGTGTATCTTCTTTTTTTTGTAATTCCAAACTACACATTCCCAACATAGCAGTTTGTATAGTTGATAATACCGAATTAACTATGTCAGATATATTATTACTACTATCAAATATTTCTAAAAACCTGTTATAACTAAAAAATATATTTAATAAATTTCCTACATTTGATTTTACTGGAATTTGTATAGGAGTGCCTACCGTATTAGTTATTGTTATATCCGTTGGTTTTTCATTTTTACCGGTACTAAAATTATAAACTTGAGAATTAGTTAGATTAAATGATTTTCCATTTATTGTACCATCTATTCCCTTTTCATCATATGCTAATATAATTCTATTTTCTTTTCCTCCGTTAGCTAGTTTTATTTCCGGTAATTGACCTGGAAATATAATAGATTCATCGGTTGATATTAAGTTTGGATTTGAATTTATAGGAATAATTTTTTCACCTTTATATTCATAATTAACTGAAATTATTTCTGGTAATACATTTGTCAATTTTAAGTTATTTATTATTTCAATTATAACTTTCATTGAAATATATGGTGTTTTTGAAACTGTGGTATTTTTTTGTTCTAAGTTGGTTATACCATAGTTAAAAAATTCTTTTTTCCATATATTGTCATTTTTAAATATTTTTGATTCAAAATCAGGTCTACCAAAATCTGCTGCTATTTTTTGAATAAAAGATTTATAACTTTCTATTTTTTTCTCATTTTTTTTCAATGTAAGAGCGGAGTCTTTTGCAGACTTAACTGCAGGCCATAATTGTAATTCATTTCCACTAGATACCTCCACACTTATTTCATATGTCCCATCTTCTGCGGGGGAATATCCAAAATTCGTTACCCTACCGGCCATATAATCATACTCACCTTCGGTTTCTTTGAGAGCTTTTATATAACTATCTTTTTTCTTTTCATCTAAAAATAAAGCAGAATAATCTTCTTTATATGTTTTAAAATCTTTTTTTGCAAATAGATATTTTTCTATTTTAGCTGCTTTTGATTTATCTCTAACACCAGTACCCCATCCATATTCCAATACAACATTCATGGATGGTCTTAAAAAAAACAATTCAAACATTTCTAATTGTTTTAGTGTAAATACTTTAACTTTAACTTGTGCAGTTTTTAAAGTATTATTTCCACCATCGGTATCTATTTCTATACTTTCTATAATTGGTATAGATATCCTTCTATTAGTTTCTCCTTCTACTACAATTTCTTTACCATTTAAATCATAACCTACAATGGTTTTACCTGTTTGATATAGTTTTGAAACATCGGTGGTGTTTGTAATTACACAACCATGATATGTTGTGGCATCACTTCCATAGTCCTGTGTTTCAAATAATTTTTTTATTTCGTCTGGTGTTTTTCCTTTTAGGATAATGGCACCACTAGACATCATTACAAATGGGGATAATGTACTAATATAATTTCTATTAGATTCTCTTTCTTCTAATTTTTTTACTATCCACTCTTCTAATGGTTTTATAAATGGAAACGGCATAACTTATTATCTATTTATTTTTTCAAAATCGTTCAATATTCTTGACAAATTTGATGGTATTCTCATTTGAGTACCAGGTGTGATTGATAACGATGCATCATTTAAATTGTTTGCAGTTGCTATAATCCACCAAAGTGTTTTATCATTATAGTATTTTGATGCAAGAATGTCTAATCTATCACTTGATTCGGATATAATATATAAATCATCATCCGATGGTTTTATTTTAGGATAGATAGTGCTACCCAAATATTTTTTTTTAGTTCCTTTAGTTTGTAGTGGTTGACTATATTGATATCTATTTGCCATTTAATTTTATTTATGTTCCCAATTGTCTCATTTGAGAAACACCCCTCATTTCAGGTATTGAATTATTTACTGGAGTTGTATTTGTTGTTTCTGATATGTAGTTGTCATTTCCTCTACCATCAAAATCATATTTATATGTTGTAATACCACCTTTATCGGTTTCCGTTTTGTGATTTTCTATTATTTTCATACCAATAGAAACGTCAACTACCGATGGATACATAAAGGTATCAGTTGGGTCATCAAAGTTAGATGGCCACGTAACATTATCTTCTATTGAAAACGACAAACTTTCAATAAATCCAAATATATTTTTGTACATATCACCAATTGTAAGATATACTAAATTTGGAGAATATGCATACTGTGATGTTTGTTTTTCACCACCATATTTTATTTCGGAAATTTCATCATATGGAAATGCTAATGATTTTAAATAGTTTATCCTTTTAACCATATTTTGTTTTTCTCCGGGAGTTGTATAATACAATTTTAAATTAAATTTTAAACTTCTTTCAACACCCATATATCTATTTACCTTAAATGGTGAACCCAAATATCTAAAATTAGTCCATTCTGGTGTAACCTCTTCACTTAATCCAGTAACTGTTCCTTCAAATGGGATTGTGGTTGATTTACCATATTTTTTAAACAAAACCAAAATTTGATTTTTCCCTGTTTGGGTTTTTATAAATTCACTTAACTTATCAGCTTCAACTTTATCATTAAATTCAAAAAAATTAGTATCCCATTCTTTATTTACATCTATGGTCTTTGAAAAATTATCCTTTTTGGTATATATCGGTAATTCTGTACCATCGGTTAATGTGATAGTTTTACCAGTTTTTGGTTTTTTTAATGCGTTTGCCAAATTTTTCAAACCACCCTTTGTAACAGCGTTAATTGCAAGATTTGTTGCAACACCTCTTAAGTTGGATGCTCCGGAATTTAATGAGGAAATAATTGAATTGGGTGATGGTGATTGTTTTACAAAATAATCCGTATCCGCATCAACCGCATTCCTTAAACCTTGTTGTGTTTTAAATAATGATATTGGTTTATTGAAAACACCCTTTCCTCTAAAAATAGTGTCCGATGGTCTATTTGCGGAACCACCCAATGCTCCACCAATTTGTCCTCCAATTAAATCTGCAATGGCATTTGGGGATGATGCAAGTAATGCAGCACCTCTTGGTGGGTTTATTAATCCTCTACTTTCAATTCTGATATTTTCAGTCTTTCCGTAAAGTTCTTTTTGTTGTGATTTAAATAAATCTCGTATTGTTGCCATTTATGAAATAGTAGTATTTACTTATAAATATCTTTATTCCAAATATTATGCAGTTCTTGCTACACCATAATTTCTACGGGCCTGATTCAATAGAGATTGTCTTAATGATTTACCATCTAATGTAACGTCCGCTCCGTTAGCGGTGTTATCCATTATTTTTCCTAACATTTGTGTAGATAATCCCAACATTGCAACCATCTCTTGTTGTAGTTTTACCGAATAGGCAGACTCAGTTAACAATGCAGCTTGTTTTGTTATTTGTTGTGTTAATTTTGTATCTTGTAATTTATTATTTGTATCTATTGCAGCTACTGTTGGCTCTCCACCTTTTTTGGTACTATCTGCTAAACTTGTGTAACTTATACCACCAGTCGGTGTTATCCCAACACCTTGTGTTTTAGATTGTACTCTGGAAACATCTAAAGTATTTTTATATTGACTACTTAGTCCAGATATTACCTGTTCAGACATTACTTCTTTTACAAGTTTATTTTGTAAATCTTTAATATCTTGTTCGGCCGCAAGTGTTGCTGCTTTTATTCTAAAAGATTGTTCCAATGCAATACCTTGCAGTCTCATTTGTTGTTCAACTCCCAACATTTGTAATCTTTCCTTTTGTTCAAATTCCAAACTTTCTTTTCTAAACTTTTGTTCCAATTTAAGTTTAGCAGCTTCGTTTGCAATATCTTGATTCAATGCACCATTTGCAATTGATGCACCGGTTTTTGCTGCATTCTTTTCTGAAATAGTTCCCGCTGCACCACCACCTTTAGATTGAGTCAAATTCATTAATTCATTGATATCCATACCGGTGGCTTGACTCAATGATTGTTTTTGGAATGCATTCATTGAATTTATATCAACACCACCCAATGCAGTTTTTAATGCAGATGCTCCACCTGCCATATCTCCAGACATCAATTTAGCTCTAACTTCTGATAGATTTACATTCTTACCCAACATTGCTGATAAACTCATCTCTGCTTTAATACTATCTTTGTAGTTTAAAACCATAGAATCCGATGCTTTGGCCATCGTACTCATTGATGTATTCATTTTTGCCAACAATACGGCCTGTGTTGCGAATTGTGAAGTTGTAAAGTTTGAATATTTAAATATCTCTTGTTGTGAGTCGGCCATTTGTTTAAATAACTGGGCCGGTGACATGTCATTTAATTTTGCAAATGCACCTACACCCGCTGCCATATTTGCACCGGTTTCAGCTGATGATTTGTCCATTAAACGAAACGTATTACTCATTGACAACACATCATCTGCCGATGACATATATTGTGTTGCAAGTCCTGCAGCTGCAGTAGCTAATTTAACTTGAGATGATAATCCGGTTGCCAATGAAACACCAACATTTTTTACGGTATCTAATACTGCCTGAGTCGATGAACCTATTGCTTGTAATGCTCTTTCAGAAACCGATATAGCGGATTTAAATCTACTCATATCACTTGTAAACAATGCCTTTCTTTGAGCGTTATTTGCATCTAAAGTTTGTGATTCCTGATTTTGTCTAAATTGAATTTGGTCTTTTAGTAAACTATTTTCATAATTAATACCATCTTTTACTAAACTTTGGTCATATTGTAAAGCATCAGTTGATAAACTTTTATTGTATTCAAAATTATCCTCTGCGGCTTGTCTTTGTAGTTTTCTTGGTAAACCATAATTGAATTCTGTGATTATATCTCTATATTCTTTAGAACCCTTCATTGCATCTTTACCGGCTTCATCTAAATTACCACCGGTTAATGCAGCCATTCTAACTGCGGTTTTTGCAGCCTGTCCACTATTAAAGAAATTAGCAGCTGCCATAATTGCACCGGTTGCCAATCCAATAGGGCCTAAGAATTTTGCAACACCACCCAACATACCAACCATACCTTTACCGGCCTGACCTAACATACCCGCCGCACCTCTTTTACTTTGTAAGTTTCCTACAACCTCACCGATACTACCGGCACCCTTACCACCTCTAAATTTTTTAGTTACACTTAAAAACTTATCTAAACCTTTACCAAATCCAGTATTAGATAACATCTCACCCGCATCACCCATAGCTTGCATGTCTTCTGCTGCAGCTTGTGCTGCCGGGCCCATCTTTTCTAATACTTCTAATTGTGCTTCTAATACTTTTTTTAAGTCTTTACCATCTTCGGTAGTAGTATCTATGGTTTTTATATAGGCCTTTTGTTCTTCTATTTGTTGTTGTATTACATCTCTAATTTCATTGTTATTTTTTTTAACAGGAATTAAGGAATCTAATATCTTTGTAACGGAATATACTGAATCTTTGTATCCACCTGCAACTTTATACGCTGCATCTTTTTGTTCGTTTGTTAAGGCGGTTGATGTTTTTAGAATGGATGCTATTCCATTCATTTGTATTTTAGTTGAGTTTAATATTTTACCAGTTTCTTTATAAAAATTATTATTTTTACTAACTTTACTTGCAATACTTTTTAAAATACCATCATACTCTTGAGCATCATCAAGTTGTTCGGACATCAACTTGTTCTGCCTCTTCATTTCATTAGTAATTCTATCTAATGCTTTGAGTTTTTCGGCAGCATCTTTGGCATCCGTAATGGATGATTGATTTATCCTATTGTATTCTTGTTCTAATTTAGAAAGTGATTTTTTACTCTTAGCCATTTACTATGCTTTGTCGTAGTATTTATCTAAAAATGTATCTATTTCGGTTGTATCCAAACCTCTTTTTTGTAATATAGATTTTAATTTTAATTGACCAGATACAATTGAGTCATCTAAATCTTTAAATGCTTTACTTAATTCAGGATTTGTATATTTGATTTTAGAAATAAATTTTTCTTCATTACCATTTGTTTTAGCTTTGAAAAAGGTATCTAATAATTTTTGAAATATATTTCTTTCGAATATTAATTTGGACATGACTTTATAATCTTTTATATAAATATAAAATAAAATGGTTTATCTTCTTCTTGTAGATGATGGTTTGGGTGAATTAGTTATTTTTTCAATAGCAGATGATTCTGATTCTTTAGTGGATAACAATTCATTCCAATAAAATTCTCTTAGTTTAACTGGCATAAAATAAACATCATGCCAATTAAATCCACCATTTGACGAATATATTAAGTTAAATATTTTTTTGTGTAAATATTGAGAATAATTAGTCGGCAGGGTAAAAAAAGTCAATCCCTACCGGGACACTCAGCGCCTCCGTTTCGCCGGTAAATGGAGATGTGTAATTAAATATTAAATCAATATTTGGAGATACTTGGTTTATGTATTTTCTCAATGCTTTTGAATCGGCTGCTAATAATTGATTTGCAACAAAGTTACTTATATATCCCAAATCTCTATTACCATTAACTTCGGTAATAAGTCTTCTATAACGAGCTTGAATTTCATTTCCTTGTTTAGATATTTTCTCACTAGCTTCAACATCTTTTGCGATAATCAATTCATCACTATGAGTCATTATTTTAAACTTAATAGGAGTATTTGTTTTAGGAAGAACAAACTCATATTCATTATTTCTATTTAGTTTACTTTCATCTATTTCTTTTATAGAAAGTTTAGACATATCAACCGTTACTTCTACTGGAGTATTTTCAGCGGGGTCGTTTACTGTTATAGTATATTCAGGACCAAATGCTAGTATTCTACTTGAAATTAATATTGCATTTTTATCACCAATTATCAAATCACCTATATTAATAGATGAATCAACTATAATACTTTCTAATAATTTATCTAATTGAATTCCTTTTCTAATTAAATTTGTAGAAGTAAGAATATCTTCTTCTTTTGCAGTTAATAATTTAACAGTAATTTCACCTTTTGATAATGGGGATGATTCTGGATATACTAAACCCTTAGATGGTAATGATATAACCTCCGTTGGAAATGGGTATGATTTTTGTCCTTGTTGTTGAAATCCACCCAAACCTCTTGTAACTTGTTGTTCAATGTTTTGTTCCATAATATAACTTTTGTCTTTATTATATATATTATGTTTTCAAAAAATAAAAAAGGGATACTTTGTGGGTATCCCTTTGTTTTATAATTTTATTTAGATTAGTATTCTAAGATAGCGTAATCATAAGTTAATTGTAATTCTATCGATACTGGGTCGTTTGTTGACCAATCCAATTCACCGAAATTTGCTTGAGAGATAAATGCACCTTTTAAAGTCCATTGTTCTACCTTATCACCGACTGGTCCTAATAAGTAGAAAGTAACATCTTTCTTATAGAAAGCAGCGTATCCATCTCTACCTGTTAATGATTCATGTGATTGTCTAATCCACTCCATTACTTGTTGTGCACCTGATGGTACAATTGGGTCATAAAGAGTGATATTAACATCATCCCAAGTTGATTTACCTTTAATTTTTCTTTGTACATTAATATGGTCTAAAACAACAGGCTCCGATGTGAAAGTTGGTCTGTTTGCTGTTTTGATGATATATGATTCTATACCATTTATTTCCATAATGAATCTATTACTTACTTTAGGTTCAAAATTCTTATAGAAAATTTTATCAAACTCTAATATTTCTGGCATTTTACTTTATTTTTTAATTCTTTTATATAAATATCTGTTTTCTAAATTATCCGTTAAATGCTGCTCCAGTTGGTAAAATGTTGAAATCAATTTGAATGAATTCAGCAGTCTTAGTTGGTTGTAAGTAGATAGCTCCTTTCATAATGTTTCTATCAATTACATCTGGTGTGTTATTAGATTCATCCATTACAACACGGAATGCGTACAAACCTTGTCTTTGTTGGATTGATTCTAAATAAGGGTTAACGATATTTAAGAATCTATTTCTTGTTTCAGAAGTATTTTGTTCAAATACTAAATATCTTGAAGTAGATGCGATATATTTTCTTACAGTTAATAACAATCTTCTTACATTGATTCTATCTAATGCAGATGGTTTATCTTGTAATGTTTTTTGTCCGAATACTACAATACCTTGTCCTGGGAATTGTACGATTGGGTTTACTTTACCTTCATATAATTCATCCTTTTCAGACTGAGTTAATCTATTCAATACACTAACTGCTCCTACTAAACCACCTCTATTCAAACCCGCTGGTGCGAACCATTCTGCCGCTACTCTATCGTTTGCTGCAAATACTCCAGGTAATAATACTGATGGTGGGACTGTGATTAATTTGTTTGTATTGATATCAATTGTTTTAACCCAAGGATAGTAAGTACCTACATAGTTAGAATCAATTGCCGCTGCAGCTATTGTAGCTTGTCCGATTGAATCACCCGCAGTTGTACCATCCATAATATAGAAACAATCACTTCTTTGTTCACATAAATCAACAATTGCGTTTGAAATGTATGAGTGTAATCTTTGTACAACACCTGGTGTAATTACCATATTAATATCAAATTCATCAGCGTTAGATAAAGCGTTAATTGCTTTCATATATGCTACTGAACCAGAAGATGTAGAATTTGTTAAGTTAAAACCTTGTGAGTTTCCGGTTGTGATATCACTACCTAAATTAGATACAGTTGCCGGATTCATACCATCAAATCCTTCTTGGAATGCTACAACGAATTGTGCTAAAGAAGAACCTACTGATAATGTACCACCATTTGCTGCATCCAATCCGAATACTGAATTAGAACCTACACCCGCTCCTGTTGGAATTGGTTTTAAATAAATTAAGTTATCTGTATTAAAATCTAAATCAATACCACCATATTGTGTTGCTGATGCAGTTACAAATGTTACTCCAGGAATCAATGCCCCAACACCTGCTGATGCAGATACTGGTAAAGTATAAGCAGAATGTCCAAATGGTACTGCTTGTACAGGTGCACTATAATTTAAATTTGCAACTCTAACATATTTTGAATTATTAACCCAATCACCAGTTTCAGTTATTTTACCTAAAGAATCAATTGATAATTTTCTATCACCGATTACTCTACTAATAAAGTTTGGAGAATTCGGGTCAAGATTTACATTAGAATATGTTTCTAATACATTCTTTTTCTTATCCGTATCACCAAATGCTCTTACTACGACCGTAAATGTACCATAATCAGTTCCGTTTACAGAACCAGCTGCTTTAATAT